ATACGCACCTTCAAATTGTGCATCTTTACCAGAGTGTGTTTTAGCAGGAATGACAATATGACGAGCACGTAAATGATTATAGATGATAGTATCCCACATACGAACCTGTGAGTAAACATCTTCTGGATTAATCTTTGCAGCATACGCCATGGTCAGGTGCAACTCTAAAAGTCGCATCTTGTCTTCGAGTTTGTCAACCAACTCTACGTCATGGATGTTATACTCAACAAATGCTTGCCAATAGTTAGTATAGAAATCTTTGAAGTCAACTCCAGGATTCGGTTTCTTTTTGTCAGCAAGTTCTTGCTCAGCGATATAGTCGAGGCGATATGATTCCTGTTTTGAATAGGTATACTTCTTGTAGAGTTCAAGATAATCTAGCTGAGAGATGCCAATGATATCGTAATGAAGTTCTTCATTACCTTTAATGAATGTCTTTCTCTCATTGATCATGCCCCATGGAGAAATTTTCTTAGAAACATCTGCACCAAGTTCACGATCAATCCTACGAATAAGATATGGCATATCGAAGAAGTCGGTATTCCAACCAGTGACAACATCTGGATAATTGTCTTGCCAGAAAAGCATAAACTCTTTTAGCAAATGTTGTTCATCACGACAAGTGATATAGACTACATCGTCACGATTATGCACGAATGGTTTAGAACCAAAAGTGATAATGCGCTTTGACTGTAGATCTTTGATGGTGATTAGAAGAACTTCTTCATTGGCAAGACGAACATCTGGGAAACCATTCTCTGTAGAAGTTTCAATGTCAATTGTAAATACTTTGATCTGTTCCATGTCCCAGTTAACAGTGTCATAGTTGTCACTGATATACTGATATGCATAGTTGGTATTACCATAAACAGCAAAGCCTTCTACCTCATCATATCGTTTGACGAAGTCTCGAGCATCTCGAATGGATCCAGGTTTAATTTCATCAACGAAAATTCCCTCCAGTGTTTTCCACTTGGAGGGTTTGTTTGATGTTACATAAAATGTTGGTTGGAAATCTAGTTTACGTTTGTAAGGTTTCCCCTTTTCATAACCTCGAATATAGATCTTGTCTCCAATCGGATGAACCGATGTATAAAATTCCATTACCAGCTACCCTCATCTACAATTCGTTGTTTAAACTTACCGTAAAGACCATTGAGTTCAACGTCTACTTCAGCATCAATAAGTTGACCAATACCAGAGGATTGATCAGAATAGATTGTTACATAACCAGCACTAACTCTAAGGCTTGCATTTGGGTTAAGTTCATCTACGAGTTTGAGAATCTTTTCTAAAGCATCACGATGTAAAGTTATTTCTTGTGTCATAATATTTTATTTGCCATTCTTAAAATTTTAACTTGATCACTTGGGGCGAGGTATGCTCTAACTGCGACTTGTCTTGATAGGTCTATTGGATTATCATAATAAGTAAATTCTACCAAATTATTCTCAAGCATAAACTCTGCCATCTGATGGATTAACTCAGACTTCAGCTTGTCTCTGGCGTCTGGATCTCCATCTTCCAATAGAGTCTTCCATTCGTAAGACATTCTGGCACGACCAACCACCATCTTTCCACCAATGATATAATCATATGTTTGGAATACTATATCATTTACCATACATCAACATCATAGCATCTAATGCGCAGTCATGAACAGGATGATGTTTAATCACATCAGTTCGGTTGAACAAAGGATGATCAATCTCGCAGTAACCATTTGTAGTTCCATAAAGGATATCTACTGCTGTTCGAACATCTCTCCACATAGCATATCCTGTAAGTACTTGCATGTCAACTCTAGTTGACAGCGAATCAATTGCCATTTGGTCAAGAGAACCACGTGCCCACATTGTTTGATTCTGAGCATTTGGAACCTTGTTCATATAGTTATGCAATGTAGTGATAGCATCTTCAGCAAGCATATCGTCACCAGAAGGTTTAAACGAAACTTTATGAACATATTCGTGTTGGTTCTTCCACCACTCAAGTGTTCCAACATCAACAGATCGTTTTAATCGTTCAATCTGATCCTTGGCATTTAACTTAACAAAGCATGCATTGTCCAATAGATCTTGGTAGGTTGGACGTTTCTCTGGATCAAAATGAATCAATGCAGCAGATAGAATTACACAGGTAGACTCTACTCCTAGAGTCTCCACATCGAACATAAACATTACCAGTCCCTTTTGTAGCCAACTTCAGTTACAAATACTTTAATCTTCTTGTCGTCATCCCAAGATTTGCAATACTCATTATCAATATCGCACAATGGTACAATTTCTTCTTTAGTAATCTCACGACTACTAACAATAGTTTCGCCAAGATACAACTGAGAAAATTCTTGCATTTCTTCAGATGTTACTGTATCTAGTGCCCACTGCTCTGCCGAACATGGATACTCCTGCTCATTATGATTGTCTGGTACTTCGATAATGTAACGCATACGATACTGTGCAATGCAATCAACCAAAACAAATTTACTCATCAATCATCTCCTTAGTTAAAGCCAGTGAATTCTTCAATGCTTTCTCAGCAACTCGCAATCCATATTCCATCTCATAGATCCTGCGTTTAGCAAGAGTCAACTCACGATTAGTTTGTTGATTTTGTTCATACAACTCTGTAGTATCTTTCTTGAGTTTCTCAACCCAAGTAGTTACTTTATGTATAGTAACCCAAGTGCCATCAGCAAGTTTAGTGTGTCCATCACGAATACGAAATTCGTCAGTCCATCTATCATTCAGTTTGTAACTTGGCATTGGTTCGAACAAAAACAATTCTTGTTCTTCCAATTTGTTTAGAACGAGAGAAAAGTTTTGTTCAATAGTTTCTTTACCGTAAAACATTATTCATCTCCTTCATCTTCATCAGACTGATATTCTTCAGTACGACCAGCCATCGCTGCATGGATATCGCAAAGAGTACGATGCCAACCATCAGTATAAGTTTTACCTGGACTACCGCATTCTTCACATGTGCGATAACTAAAATTCTCAGCAATTGAAATATAATTCCAGTGCTTATCAGTTGCTCCATTAACATAGAAACGAAGTCCTCCGAACTTTTCTTTTACTTGAGAAGCCACTGGAACCTTTGCAGTTTCTTCATCAAGTTTTACTTTGGCTTCATCAATCAGTTCTTGAGTGACAATTTTACCGACTGGATCACCATTATCTCTGAATCCAAATGTTGGTTGGCCAACTTTATCTTTAATCGATTCATAGCGACTTTTCGCTTGACGATAATCGCCAGTCAACATCCCGCAAAGAACATCAAGGATATTATACCAACCATCACCATGCGAGAAACCCCAACACATGGCGGTGTGTTGCATATTCTCATGACGATCTTTAAAGATCAGAGGATACTTTGCACACAGTGCTTCGTCTAGTTCTTTACGCATAATTAATCTCCATACCAAGTTCGGTGATCTTCAGCCACATGTTCCATACCATCATACTCATCGATGTGCCACTTAACATCATCAGGAATTTCCACAATAGCGATCTCTGCTGCCCAACTATTTGCTTGGTCTTTTATTTCTTCAATGACTGCGATCAAGTCTGGGTCAGAACGATCTTGATAATAATCATACGCACTGATATATGTGTCATCACATGGCTCAATACCTGCTTTGTAGTAATCAAAATCATCACCACGGAATTTAAACTTCGCTGGAACTTTTTGAAATCCTACACCCTTACGCTCGAGCAACTTCTCGAATGCTTCATTCGAGATACCGAACCCACCAAAACAACGATTGATTGCTACTTTCATTTTATATCCTTTGATTTATCTGCGATATCTTTATCATTACGAATTTCAATGAACACTGGAAGAAACAATGAGTCTTCTCCAGCCTTATTCTTGATACGACTATTATACTTCACTGCCACGATTTTGTCAACTAAATTTTCTTTCCAATATTGCTTTCGTTGTGCATCATTGAAACCAGATCCTACATTTACCTTTACAATTCCATCTGCAGACTCACATATAATTGCACCAAGCATACCTACTGCTTTACCTTTACCTTCTTCGACTGCAACAATCTTAAGATCGCATTCAAGTTCTCCCTTAAATTTAATCTGAGTCTTGCTTCGTTTGTCTTCCCAAACACCAGCACCATCCTTGAGAATGATACCTTCGAATCCTTCTGCAAGATATCCTTGGAAAATCTCTTGTGCTTCTTCCAGAGTTTGCACCATGGTTGATGTCACATTCCAGATCTTCTTCCCATCTGACTTTTGTTTGGCAACAATTGCCTGCAGTGTAGAGTATCGTTTTGAGTATGGACTTCCACAGTATCCATCAATGAATTGTACGTAAGGAATTAAATCCCAAACAGTTGCATGAACCAGTGCTGCTTCTTTGGCAGAGATTGTGCCTTTGTTTGCTTTGTTCAAGATGCCATTACCAGTCTGCCTGTCAGCAAATTGGTGGTCACCCTCAAGCATTACAAGTAGTTCACCATCAAAAACACAATCAATAGAACCAGCAAGAGAAATAAATTCTTGCTCCAAATTGCCAAGTAGTAAAATTTCTTTTCCATTTCTACTCCTAAATTCACACTTACCATCTCTGACGATTGCGTTGAAGCGCATGCCATCCATCTTCATTTGTGCGTAGGCTGGGAATTTAATCTTGTCAACCAACTTCTGTTCGAATGGACTGCATAACATGCATGGGTATTCAGGAATCAAACCAGACCAAACTTTGTTGGCAGTAGATACATCAACACCACACTTCAAATCTTTGGAGATGATTCTTTCCAGTACCTTAGCATCATCAGCTGATACGGATGAGAGAAGCATACGGAGATATTCAATTGCTGCATTACCAGTCACGACTCTTTCTTTCAAGTCATACAATGCAAGCATGGCTTGATCAAGACTTGTTTGATGTTTGTCTGTGGTGTACTCAGGAATCTTGCGTTGATAGAATTGAGTGAATGGATCCAGAGCCAAGCGAATGACCTCACGCAAAACTTCGTTATCGCTGTTAGCGTTTAGTTGCTCGATTTTGAAGTTGCGTGAGGCATTTGCTGCTAAACCATCTAAAAATTTATTAATGTTCATTTGTGTTTCAGTTCCTTAAATTTTCTATATCTCATATCAAAACGAATTGGCTTAATGAATTTCTTCACTACACCAGTGTCCACATTATAGAAGGCAACCATCTTTGATTTATCATCAGTCAAATAATAGATGTGGTTGGATACATTCCCAACCCAATCTGGAGTTGTCTCTTGGAAAACTCTCATGCGGTTTTCCTGAAGTAACCATAAGGGAGACCCTGCGTGAAACAGAAATACTCATGGTCGCCATTAGCACCTTCAGCATCCATCAACCATGCAATGACACGTTCACGATTAGTGCCAGTGTGCATGAGATTGAGTACACGATCTTCAAACTCAATGATGGCTTTGGCTTCGGATTCTTTGCGAGCAATTTCTTCAAGCATAATAACATGACCCAACTGAATAAACTCAGCTTCAAAGTCTTTCAGCGTCCACATGCTGGTATCGATACCACGAGGACGCACACCATAGGCATCCTTGTACATATCCCAATACTGGCATTGTGCTTGTTCCAACTCAGACATTTCTTCCCATGATAGCATATCGATCTCCTGATTAAATCAAACTGAATGTAGACTTGCGTGGAGCACCAGCAGGAAAACCAGAAGTGCCCTGCACGAACCCACGTGAAACTTTACCACGCATTTTCTGCTTTGGTGCTTTGCGAGATTTTACAATCTCAATCGAGCCACCTTTGCGCAAGAATGCTTTGACTTGCTTTTCGGTTTCTTTAGCCAACTGGGCTTTGGATTTGTAGATCACATTCATCATAAAGTTCCTTTTCGATTCATCATAAGATCTATTATCGTCCAAAACTGCATTAAAGGCAACAAGTATTTTGCAATCCCCTACTGTGGGTGTGGTTATCCGAGAGTAAGCCTAAAGGTTTACTTTTTGTAAGTTGTTGATTTATAAGGGATTTTTTAGCCCCTAGGAAGGGCTAGAAGGCTCTAGGGCTGTCTAAACGTCCTCTGAAACTAGGAATTCAATGAAGTCTGCAGCGAGGGTTTCGTTCGGGAAAACCTGAACAATCGTTCGGTCTTGTTCGTAAACATTTTGAGCAATCACCATGATCTGCTTATGTTTAAAGACTGATACTTTGAGAAGCCAACTCCCTCTTCTAACTAAGAAGAATGAGATTAGGTTTGGTGTTAATTTGGCTTTCATCATACAAATTATTTAGGGATCCGAAG